ATCCACTCGTAATCGCCATCGTCCCCTCCTCATCTTCATCTTCCTTTTAAGGCGTGATCGTTGTCTCTCCTAATATCTCCACGCTGTATGGGATATCCACCACCCTGTAAACAGTTCCGCTCACCTCGAGGTAAGCCGTCGTCATATCTCCAAAACTTGCATCCGATACGTTTCCTGCGAGGTCTGTATCACTTCTTAATGCGGTCTCGATGTTCGCCATCGCATTCCACATATCGAGTTCCAAAGACTCTCTCACATCTTGGCTAGATTGCATCCTAAAGAAACAGCGGATCAAAAAATCCACTTCGCTCGATGCATTTGCCAAGGTCATCTGTACGGTTCTTCTGTTGGTTAACCAAAAGGCCACCACCGGAGTGCCAGATATAGATAATGGTTCGCCACGAATCACAGCTGTAAACTGCGGATCGGTAACAGTCCCCAATAAAGCATCTATTCTGTCCAATGCACCGGATCGGCTCATCTGAACTCCTCGTACAATGCTCTTTCAAATAACTCTTTAATTTCTTTCGGCATACGGCGCATCCACTCGTACACCCTTCGGAACATTCGGTATCCCTTGAAACTGGAAGTTGTGTTTCGGTTGCTGACACCTTCCACCCAGTACGAATAAATCAAATTCCTCCCGAATACCTTTTCTCCTGCATCAATCTTTGCGTGTAAGTCTTTATAAACCCACCCGAAGATACTTCTCTGGAGTGTTCCGGTTCTGCGTCCGTGTCCAGGCTTCAACTGTTCACGAACTTTTCCCTGTCCTAACGTAGCAATGTCCTGCAAGCCACGATTGGCAGCCTTAACGAGACGGCGAGTTACATCGCCATCAAATAAAGGGCCGGAGTATTCAGTAGTCGTTGCCACTAAAAGTAAACCTCGGAAACCGGAGTCGTTGCTTGGTATTCGTCCAGGCTACGCAGAATCGTGGTAGCCGACACGTCGGCTCTGGTGATTCCCTGCTCTCCTGTACCGATGATGTTCGTGACACCCATGTCCCGATCTCGGAACTCGATCTTGGCAAGGTCTAAACACGCCTGCACAACCAACGGAGGATAATCGTATGAAGAGACATTTACATTTATGAGATGGGTCGCTGCTGTCGTTCCGTTAACTCCACGCTCGACGGTCAAGGTGTTGGAACTAATGCCAGTAATATACATCTGCTCTGTACCAACTAAGATCGTCTGCGCAATACCCAAAGATGCAGCACTAGTTACTTCAATCTCAACTGCTGCATCGTCTGTAATCGCAGCAGCAAGATCGGTCTGAACTGTGGTGTCATTTGTGTATCCCCACGTTCCTGCAACCGCTAACGTCTGCTGTCCTGCGTTGAACGACTTGGTGCTGTCCTCATTAAACTTGAGGCGCACTTTAGGATTGGAATTATAAGGCTCTAGCCAGTAATCGTTCGCATACCCCTCTGATAAAGTTTCGGAGGTGCTTCGATCTGTCCCACTATAGTTTGTCACCGTGGTCGCATCTATCAGCCAATCCTCAAAAGGAATAACAGCGACCAACATATCACCCACACCGATCTCTCCAGATAAAACGCCGGACACACTCGGTTGTGGACTTTCTCGGAGCGTCCCTGTTCCGATATCGTAATAATGGGTTTCTATCCTTGCACCAAAAGACTGCATCCCAACGTAGTTATCTATCCTGGTGGAAGCAGCTTCTAAAAACCGACGCAGGATAACTGCGTCACTAGTCCAACCGGAAGAGTAACTCGTCCCTGCGAGATAATCCCTTAGATCATCTGTCGAAGCGTAGGTGTGGCGAGTGACCATTATTTATCTTCCTCGGTCTCCGCTTTTTTTGTCTTGGGAGCAGGCTTCTCAACTCGCTCCAGATATTCACCATAAGTGTCTGCAACGTTGGCAGGAACGTCATACGTCTCGCCCTCGTTAAAGACTGTGCCGATAGCAGATACCGTTACTGTCTTCGTGCATTTAACTTTTACAGCCATATTTGGCCTCCTTTCTTATGGGACATGAAGATATAGATTAGTTGGCGTTCTGACCTATTTATATTCTTGTGTCGTAGTTTGGTTCTTCATGCCCCGATTTACATTTCTGAATCGGACAGGGAAGGAGGGATGATATGGAGGTTTCCTACCCTGCCCGAAGTTCATTCGCTATTAAGGAGCAGCTTTCAGAATCTTGAATGCGTCAGCAAGCCCTACTTGTCCGTCACCTCTGCGTGTGGCAAAGAAGCCAATCTGGTCGTTTTCCATATACAGACTGTCGTTTCTTCTGATTTGGAAACCAATCCTGTCAAAGATGTAGTAATTGCGGAAATCTCCAAAGACCGCAATTTCATCTCCTGCCGTTATGGAATCGGCAAGTCCGTTACCACTTACGTCACTATTTATAACTCTTTTACCAAGCAAGAATTCAGCAGGTGCAGTATTCAGATCATTTACTGAATGAACACCGGCTGATGTTGCGTTAATGTTGTTGATTTCTTTCGATATCAACGAATTCATCACCCAAGTAGCACTACCTCTGTGCTGTGCCTGCAAGGTGTAGAAAATACCGAACAAGTCAGCAGCAGTAACTGATGTGGCGTTAGCCATCACATAATCACTTGATGAACCCTGCAAGATTCCTGCATAGTTGGTGGTGTTGTTACCGTTTAAGATTCCGGCATCTTCAAAGCGTCCACTTGCCTCTTGGAATATCTGAGACAGTAACGCAGGCAAGTTAACAGCGGAGTCGTCGAGCAACTCGCTGGTTACCTTTATCAAGCCACCTGATTTCTCAACGGAGAAAGGAACTTGACCGACTGTTGGAGTCTGATCGGAGAATGCTGCCTCTTCCGCAATGGCTGCCCAAGTAGCACTTGCGAGTGTTGGAACATAGCCGTCCTTTGATGCAACCCGAATCGATGTGCAGGCTGCTCTCAACTCGCCAGTAGGAAGTCCAGGATCATGAATGACCTGATTTATGAATTCTTCTGGAACGAAGTATCCACCTTCAGTATCAGTATCTTCCTGCATAGCCTTTCTTTCGTCAGGTGTCCAACTGGCCTTTGCGCTTTCGACATCTGGAGCAGTCATATATTTAATGAAAGCATTTTTATAATGCTTGACTGCTTCCTTGTGGTCATCGCCCATTAATTCCTGCACATAAAGCGGTTGTGCTGCAGGCGGTAATCCTTTTACATAGCTCGCAGGCTTGTAATCAGCTTTTATTTTTCTTGTCTGATCTGTTGGATCATATTTCGCAACGTCCGTCGATGCGACAGGCAATTCTACCTGCGGTGTGGAAAATTCCACTTTTTGCGCAGAGATTATCGCTTGTGCTTCATCAACCTGTTTAGCCTTCTCCATCTTGGATACAGCTTCGTCTTTTAAAGCAAGTCCCTCATCGACGTTGCCTTTATTTATGGCCTCTTGAGCCTGTGCAAGCATTACGCCTGCTTCTTCTCTCATTGAATCGGTATTCAAAACTTTCCTCCTACCTCTTCGGCTTCTTCTTTTTATATTTTTCCTGTTCTAGCGACAGTCGAGCCTGTAAAACTTTGACCGTAGCCAATACCTCTGCAGAAGCCGTGTCGGGGACAGTTTCTTCAACCGTGTCCGAGACGATATCTTCCTGCTCTTTTAGGTCTTCTGTTATTTCGACAACTTCATCATCAGCCTTTGCCGATATAGTTGCTGTGTTTGGCGATGCGCCCCTCAATACAGCTGACACCTCGACCCAATCAACTTCATTGATGTGTCGAACCTGTTTGTTGTTTCCACTCTCAAAGGAAACCGCATTCTCTGGAATATTGAAGCCAACGCTCCAGTTATCGATGTATCCTCCGGCTATATTGGAAAATGCATCTCTACCTTCCTGAGTTTCCATGTTCATCTGGATAGTAGCGTGAAGCCGGTGTTCTCCACCGAGCATTTCAACAGGTCTTGCAGCCTGGACTTTACCGATCACTTTACTTTGATCGTGTTGCCAGAGAACTGAAACAGTTCTTCCGCTTCCAATTGAATTATCAAATGCCTGTGGTGCGATGATGTCTCCATCGGCATCTTCAACTCCCATAGAATTGACGAAAGCCTCCAGAACTCCTTCAGACTGATTGATAACCTTTACTTCTGACAATTCTGTACTTTTTGAGATCATGCTAGTACCTCCTCCATCTGATAATTTCTGTCCATTGGCTGCCAACTCAACGTGCCGTTTGGATGGTCGCTGATATTCATCGCATCGCTTGCGTGATAAACCTGTCCGTCCCTTTCAATACAGGTGCGTCCGTATGGATCACCAGGATCGACGTAATTGTCGCCTTCGCCTCCGTCAGGATCAGTTGCTTTAAGGAAGTCAAAACCTTGCTCCCTGTAAAAACCAATGCTTGTCTGGTTTTGAGAACGCATAACTTCGGTTCTGGCGATTAGTCTGGCTCTTATCTTGGTCTCACCAAGTTCGGCTCTTATGCCTTTGAATTTATCTGTGGGAACCCCACGAGCCAACTGTTCCACCGAGTAACCACGCTCCAAAGCTGTGCGAATCTGTTCCTGCACACGTTTTTTTGTCGTTCCATGAATCATGTTCGCTCTGGTGGCAGATTGAGTTGTTACCTCCGTCACCGCCTTTAGTTTTTCGTCCCAATCTAGACTTCCTGCTATTCCTGCTTCATTGATGCGTTGGAATGTCAGCTTCGAAACCTTCATGTAAGTTTGATATAGCAACTCACCCAGTTCAGATGCCTCTGCATCCGGAACCAGATCATTCCAATCAAATGGGAAAGCCTTCTCCTCAAGAGGAATACCTCGTTCCATGTAACGTCCGAGAACACCGTCCGCTCGGTTCAATATGCGAGTTAGATATCTTTCAAAGCTACGCTCTGCATCATTAACCAGGTTATCCCGATCACGAAGCAGTTCAAGTCTCAGCTTGGTAGCTCCACGAAGATTATCGCTGCTCGCCTTTATATCTTCGGCCTTAAGATGAACCGTCTTATTACCTTCATTTAAAGCCCTACTGCCACCGCTCAACGCATCCGCCTCTTCCATTACGTTGATCGGAACCCTCCGTACATCACCATCATCAACCGCATCCTGCCCGACTAACGTTCTCGCCTCATTCAGCGTGATGATTCCTGCGCTGAACAGAGCGGTGGCACGACTCGTGACGGAGTCCTTGTCATCGAGAAAGGAACGCATCTCGGACAGGTCTACCATCACCTTGCCGTCATTAAGAAAATTAGGAGTAAGACAATAATTCAAAAATTGACGCATCTGATTAATCAGAGGTTCTAACGTCTCAGAATGAAATGAGAATCTTGCCTCCCTATAGTTTGCAAAGGTCGATCTCTGGAGACCAACGTTTGCAGAAATAAGAATCGGTGGAACACCAAGCACGGAACAAATCCGTGATTCAGTAATGTCCCTAAGTTCTGTTAAAGCCATATCTTTCGGAGCGGATGCCATTTGCTGATACTCGGCATCATCGTCCAGGACAGCGACTTGGTGCATATTACGAGTGCCACCAAAGGTGCTGCGCCATCTCGATCTGATTCGTGTAGCTTCCTCTGCCGACGTAAGCCTTCGTTTGATCTTTAGAAGTCCGCTCGGAACTCCTGCGTTCTGGAAGTAAGTCTTGGCAAAGTCCGTCATCGCCATGTCGAGGTTAATTGTTTTGGAGATAACATGAAGCGGTGAAAGACCATAAACATCATTATTTGGATTCGGTAAAGCCATGTGGCCTACGTCCTCCGTTGGCAGTTCGTACTCTACCCCATCCATTTCATAGGAATAACGATTCATCCCACGATCCTGCGGAATGATTGAGATTCGGTCTGGACGTAACAGCCAGAGCGCAATCACATCGTTAGTCTGTGATCTTTCCTTATATACATAAAGGTTTCCTGCAACCTGTAAGTAGGTGACCGCTCTTTGAATCCAAGTGCCAAAGTCCTGCGTTGGATTCGGATATTTGATTAGATTAGCGAGAGGAGTATCTTCAAGTTCAGTAATTCCACCGTCGTCCTGGACTCCCACATACCATCGTCCGTTTGCTACTCCGGTTGATAGTTCTCTGATGCAGGCATGGACAAGTTCACTCTTGCCATAGCCTTCCTTCGCAAAGTTTAAATAATTGTCATCTGGATACTGCACAGTCGACATATCCGAGACCATAGCAACAGTCGCAGAGGCATCAATGGGTTCTTGCTTTCTGAAGAAATTCCAGAGTGACGCCATATAACACCTTATAGACGGTCACGATGGACACGAATGATTAATATGAGATGCAACTAAGGGAGAAAAAACGAATCCAAAAACCCTTAAACGAGGTTGATATGCATAAAGACGTTTGTTGCACCTCATAAAGCCATTGTTGAATATAGATGGGATGGTTATCTTATTTCAACGAACGGATTATCTCACCATTACGAAAAAAACACAATTATTCATTCGTTCGGAACCTCTCTCTTAGATGCGAACGAATGAATTAATGCTTATCGACAAAGCGATAATACCGCTCCTTCCTAGCGCAACGACTTTCCTTGCCAGTATCCACCGGTAAACAGTAACGATGTTTTGGCCCACGTTTTCTTCCCCTATTCTCATCAATCGCTGTCTTTTGAACTGTTCGACGATCACAGTACCTATAAGCGCAGGTATACCAATCAATCTCACCGATAACCATGACGTGCATAACCCACTCCTTAAATCCCTAAGTTACCTCATTTTTAGTCTTGCATCTGTAACAGGTGATGACTGTTCCCTTGCCTGCCTTCTCAGCAAGCATCTTTCCGCATTTCTCGCATCGTAAATTCTTAACTGTTTTCACCACACACCGTATCCTGGAATATTTGATGATCCGTGAACAGCCAAAGCCAGAGCCATGACGCAGTCGTCGTGGAGTCCGTCAGGAGCGGAGTATTTAACTCCTGTTCTCGTGTACTCATAACCAAATGCATCAAGCTCGTTCACTATCTGTCCATCGGGATAACCGATTGCCTGTGTTTGAATAGCTAATGCAAGACCCTCCATTAGCTTCTGTTTACTTGGACTCGTAAATTGATAACCTTCCACGCTCGGTAGATTCCTCTGCAACCGTTCCACTATCGGATCGCCGACACCAGTAGAGTCCACCAAGGCCGTCGTTCCACCGACGACTTGAACGATCTTTGCCATTGTCTCTTCCCAAGGCATTTGAAACCGATCAAAATAACTAACCTGATTATCTGCGTCCAGACCGATGATGACCGTCCAGTCGACAGACTTGGCAAGGTCAATACCATATATTGTGGTTGGTTGGTTTGATAGCGGACTAACACAATGATGGATCGCAGCCTGCCCGAAAGGATTACCTCCATCGTCCGATGGCTCGGCGAGATAAAGTTCCTTGAATACATTTTCCGGCAGCTGTGCCTTTGCCTGTTCAATTTCCTCCAGGGAAACAATACCTCCATCAACTGCATCGTAAGCCGTGAGTTTCGCATAGTGCCAATCATCAACTCCAGACTCGGCAACTCTGGCGAGGTTATACGCCCAATTCCTTCTTCCTTTGACGTTACCAATAATCCTGATCGCTCCACGAGTGGCAGTTAAAGTGGATCGTATTGCATACCAGGATTCTTCTCTCGCACGAGTTGCCTCATCTATAACGCAGGCATATACATCCTCACCATAGAGGTTATCTGCCTTCTCAGCTGTTTTGAATCCAATCACCGCTTGATTGGGTAAAGTAACAGTTAGTTCCGATTCATTGGCCTTATACATATCAGGATCAAGACCACGCTTTAATCTTCTAAAGGCTATCCTTGCCTGCGGATAAACAGGAGCAACCCACCAGAAGTTCTGTCCTGGTTCGCCAGTTATGGCCTGTTCAAGAATCCAAGCCAAACAGCCTGCAGTCTTTCCGCACTTGGTCGACCCTTCGATGACTGCGTATCTAGCCTTCGAGAATATTGCGTCCTGCTGCTTCTGGTATAGATTCGGTCTCTGGTATCGCCGTGTCTGTGTCGTCACTTGCTGTCTCGATCCTAAAAGTTACTGGTGCATTGTTTATAGCCAACATATTCTGTTCTAATGACATATTGATTAGTGGACGATCCGGAATGACTCCGTTTATCTGATTAATCCTGTCCATTACACGAAGGACACGATCTATTGCATCCTTATCTCCCTGCATCGCTGTCTGCCAAAGGCGCAGCATTAATGCGTTGTATCTTTCATTCTGTAACGCTCTTACCTCATCAGCTTTCCCTGCGTTCTGCTTTGCTAAGTCGCTCAAAACCTTTTGAACATCACGGTTCACGAGTCCAGGAGACACACCCTCACGTTCTGCTATCTGGCGTTCCGTTGCTCCTGCTAACTTCATTTCAAGGATGCGGTAACGCCGAAGCTCGACCTCGATCTTTTTTCCGTTTTGTAATGCCATGACTTACAACTTAACTGCCTTCTCTCCTGTGTAGTCCTCCCAACGCTTGATAACAACATCGCAGTAGCGTGGCTCGATCTCCATAGCAAAGCACTTTCTACCAAGACGCTCCGCTCCGATCATGGTCGTGCCAGACCCAATGAAGGGATCGTATACATCACCAATGTGATATTTAAGCGGACGCTCCATTGCCTCCAAAGGCTTCTGCGTACTATGACCACCATCCTTGGCTTCTGGTGACACATTAGGATCAAGGCCAAAGTTCCAGACAGTTGAAGCATTGGTTGGCCCGACCCAAGAAGCCTGCTTTCCCTGCCTTACGGCATACCAACATTGCTCATGCTGATATGTATAGTGGCCTCTTGAAATAGGAAAGTTGTTTTTAGTCCATACAATTCCGGTGCGCAAATCGAATCCACTTTTCTGCAAAGCCTGTCCAGAGATGATCGACCTGTCGCCTCCTCCGCTCCAACAATAAATCACATCGCCTGGAAATAAATCCCAAGCCTCCGACCAATCAGCTATGTCATCATTGGTAACCTCGTCCACTCGCCTTGCAGCATTAACGAGATATCCTTTAGCAGCAGCTTCGTTCCGCCACTTCGGATCGTAATTAACACCATAAGGTGGATCGGTAACCATAAGGTTTGGAACTGCGCCATCGAATAGAGTGCTTACCTCATCAGGATTAGTTGAATCGCCACACATTAGCCGATGATCACCTAATAGATATATATCGTTATATTGAACAAACGGTATATATTCACTATCTTCGACAGCCTGCAAAGCACCTTCGGTATCGAATTCCTCCCCTCGTAGCTCTGGTGGCAGGAAAGTTAACGGCTCAAAGTTGCCCTCGGAAAGTGCGTCAAGCATTTGAGTAACGGCAGGAGAAGATACCGAGTCTGCCAATCCCTCCAGTAATTCGTCCAATCGAGCGTTGTTTGTAAAAGCCATCGAAGCAGAAGTGTCATGGCTTGCCAGGATAAGATCGCCTTCGCTTTCATTAACATCAAGAACTAAAACAGGCACTTCGTTGTCTGGCGTTGTCTCGGCTCTTAGATGCCCATCAAGCAACATAAGTTCACCGCTGTCGGTTTCCCTAGCAATTAAAGCATCGGCATAACCAACCTCTGATAGCAGTCCCCGAAGTACGTTCTGCTGCGCTTCCGGATGGGTTCGCCAGTTCTTCGGATTAGGAATTAACTCCGAGGCATTTACAAACCTTAACTCTTTGATCCGATTGCGCACTTGCATTGCTTACCTCCATGATGCTTAACGTTTCCAACAATTTTCCAACACGCTTTTCATCAAGAAAAATCAAGCAATGTAACCAATGCAGAATTTGTAGCTAAAATCGATGGTTCTAGTTAAGCAATGTAAGTAATGCAGGAATAGCCTAAAACTTTTAATCCGAGTGTCGTGGGTTCGAATCCCACCCGGCTCACCATCCATTTTGTAGCTAAATCAGAGGTTTTGGGGTTACTGCAGCGATCTGTGGAAGTTATATTTTCCAACATTTTTCCAACATACCCCTTATTTTCTTATTTTGCTCGCTCTATTTCTTGCTGCTCTGAGTCGGCTCTATATTAACAGAATCGGCCTCTTCGACAACAGTATTGGAGAGTGCTTCACGTATTTCCTCTTGAAATAATTCGGAAACTTTACGTTTATCATCAGAAATTGGTTTGACATAAGTATCTGCAGTAAAGGCTGTGCTGCTATGTCCCAAAAACTCGGATGCGAGTTTAGTATTTCCTGTCTTGGATACTATGTACGTTCCGGTTGTATGTCTTATCTCGTGCGGACGGAAATCTTCCAGAACCGTTCCCTTTGTTATTTTTTTGAATTCTGTATAAAACCTTTTAGGTCTGAGAGGCGTTCCATCGAGTTCCGACCACACCAGGGTGTCACCAGTAAAGGAATAACCTTCAGCACGGCGCAATTTCTCCTGCTTTTCTTTATAACGGCGCATTAAAGCTGCAGTATCGGGAGCGATTGGATTAACCTTGTCGCCACCTTTGCCTCTGGAGATGCGTTTGATCGTCCTGTTCTCGCTGATCGTATAGAGCGCAGAGACCGTCAGTAAGTCCAGATCAATATCACGCCACCGCAACGCCATAACCTCGCCACGCCTCAAGGCGCACGTCAATGCGATCATGTATGCCTCATACAACCAATGATCCTTGAACAGATTAATGAACAGTCCCATCTCATCG